GCCTGAGATTCTTCTGTATTAACTGCCTCATTAATAATATCTTCAATCGCCAGATCACATTCTGGATGCTCAGCCGTACTTCGATATTTACGAATAAGATCATATTCGTTCTTAGTCTGACCTTCTATATCTAAAAATTCACTATAAAACCCAGCAGTGGTAGTTGCCCCACCTTCAGGTTCAGGGAGAACAAAAGTTGGTTGTTCTCCCCTATCCTTAGCTGTCCGTGTAATTTGAAATCCAAATAAATTCGCCATAAAACTCCGTAATCAATATTAAATATTTATACGGTTTTATTAACTGGTTGTATTGGTTTCAAAGAACTGATAGCGATATGATACTTCAAATTCCTCTACTGCATCATTTCCATCGTAAGTTAATTCGATAGGTGCGATTGTCAGAGGAAACATACCTCTGAAAGTATAGGATTTGATAACTACTCCTGAACGATCCAGTTGATCAACAAAAGCATCAACCTGATAATCAGCAGGATTTTCTAATCCACTATTATCAGAAAGTGCATTCATTCCGTTCATCCACCGCTCCATAGCGTTACGGATTAAGAAATCTGTATCATTCAAAACTGTAGTTGTCCATGTTTCAAAAGTACGATCACCTGCAATATACAAAGATCTACCTCTGAATGGTACTGCAACTTCACCAAGAGTCATGCCTGGCAAATTAGTTGCTTTGCAAAGAAAGGACAAAACCCTAGATTCTCCACCTACCCCAGCATAACCGGGAAAGGGCAGATTTACTGAGAATTGATTTCCTCTTGCACCGCCACCTTTTAAAACTGCCTTAAAGTCGTTTATATTAGCCATGTTTTCTCCTATGCCCCCACAACTTCACTGAATGCAACACCAGTTTTCGTGGCGATGAAATTCAGAGAAATGAAGTTAATAGACCGAGCAGGCTTAACGTAAATGTCAGCAATGAACTCGTTACGATCAATAACACTACCTGTGTTATTAGTCTCATCACATACAACTAAGAAATCGGTTACCCCCCGTCTTCCTTGAACATCACGCAAGAAAGGTTCAACCATATTTCGGAACCCAGACCGTGTGAACTCATCATTGAATTCAAACAACTGGAATTTAGCTGCGGTAGAAATTGCCTTTTCAAGAACAATAAACAACCTTCGTACATTGATTCTATCAAATGCACTTGGTTTTGTCTGTGAGGTTTTATCTCCATAAAGGACTGTTCCTTGGCCGGGGAAAGCAACTACTGGGTTAATTCTTGCACGATACAAGATATCCCTGTTAGCTTTCTGTGGGTTATAGGCAAGTTTTACAACTCCCCTAACCTGACCACGGTTAAATCCACCTGGCGACCACCACGGATCTGCAATCAAATCGGTTCTAGCACATAGACCAGCCATATCACCATTCAGTGGAACCCACCGATAAGTGTCATTGTACTTGTCATAAGTGTACTTCCAACCACTGTCAAAGAATCCGTATGATGTTGATGCAAGGGTATCAAAGTGAGCTTTAACATTATTTGTTTGAGCTACTTCAGTTGCTACCCCAACTACATTAGCCATTAGGGGTGATACAAATGCAACCGCATCTTTACGATCCGTACACATATCTAATGAGTCACCAGCCTTTGTTGCATCTGCAACTCCAGTAATGAAAAGATTTAAATCGACTGTTTCTGTATCTTTGAAACGGTCAATTCCGTCTTTGGCTTCTGAGGCAGTTAGAGTATATGCATCAACTCCACTTACCAAAGAGACATCTGTGATGACCTCTGAAACTGCGGTGAATAATGTAGACGCCTGTGTGGTAATATCATTACCATATCCAGTACTTACGGAAGGATGATCCATCCAGTAAATGTAACTAGACCCATTATAAAGTGCATCAGCAAAATAATTAGCCACACCCTGTGACGTTTTTGCATCTGTCAATTTAGAAACACCCTGCCACTTTTCCAGAATTTCTCCTGGCGTACCAGTAATGGCCCCATCCTGATCAATTACAATAATATGCATTTCATCAGCAGTAAGTACTCCAGATCGATCATTTACATAATCCGATGTCCCAGGCGCAGCATCAAACTGGTCATAATATTTCCAGCGTCTGCGAATATTTGTAAAATCTGCAATTGCTGATCTTAATCCACCAGCTGTGTTTGCAGTACCGTATCTCTTAATAGTAAGAGTATCAGTTGCAATTGCAGTTACTTCATATTCTGAACCGTCTGCTTCTTGAAGATAAATTATATCTCCAACATTATATTTTGCACCACCTGTTCCCGAACCTCCACTGGTTCCATCTATAACGAGTGATGTTGCACCAACTACAGCTGCGGTTTCAACTACTCCAGTAGTATCTTCTCCACCTGTAAACTCTTGTTCAAACTCAGTTGCACTTGGACACATTGAAACTTTGAGACTATTCCCCCAAGATCCAGCTGTCCTAGCTGCCCATTGTCCGACATTAGCGGACCCAGTATTGTATGGGCCGGTTGTGCCATCCCCATCCTTATAATGACTATTATGTTTAATAACGAGAGCTGTTCCTGAACTGACTGCATTCTTCAGTGCTGACCCCGATGGTCTAACTACTCGCAAAGCATTACCGTACCCCAAAAATGAGGCAGCAGCAAACCAATCTCCGTAGTTATCTGTGCGAGGCTTTCCGAAAATAGAAAC